CAGTACCGCCCGTTCCCCTACCGGTTGTAGAGCCTTTTCCTCCCGCCGCCACTGTGCTGAATGCCGACGTTGTGCCGCCATCTGTACCATCTGTAACGGATGTGGAATTTCCCTTATTGCCGTTCTTCCCAGCTGCGCCGATTGTGATTTGATAGGCGGTGTTGGCCGCCAGAGTGATAGACCTTACCGTGGTGGTATAGCCCGCACCACCGCCGCCACAGCGTACAGAACCCTTTCCACCGCCAGCGCCCACCAGAAATACATCAATCACCATGTCTTTCAATGGCGTGAACGTGCCACTGGACAGAAACTTGATGCGCCAGTTGCCGCCACCGTCGTCCAGCACCTGATACGTGCCGTCGCTGCCCGACCAGTTGAAGTCCTCGCCGATAATGGGCGCGGAAATGGCGCTGCCGCCCACAAAAACACCCTCTGTCTGGATCATACCATCACCACCTCCACCGGAATATCGACCGCGGGCACAGCGCCCGCCGCCTTGACCGTCAGCGTACCCGCCGCCTGCGCCGTTACACGGGGCTGCGCCGCGCCCCACGCGGCGAACTGCTCGTCGGTGGCACTCTGGGCGATGCGCAGGCTGCCGTTGGCCGATGCTGTCACGCCAGAGACGGCCAGCGTCTGCACGCCATTGCTCCACCCCGCCGCCGTCAGCGTGGCGGCTTTTGACACAGACTTGTCGGCCTTGTCCTCCACCAGCTTGTACACGCTGTTCAGCGCCTTGGGGGTGACGGCCTTGTCGGTGTCGGTGCGCTCGTAGCTGTCCACCAGATAGGTAATGCCCTTGCTGCCGGTGCTGGCGCTGGGCAGGCTCATCGCACCCAGCGTGTCGGTATCGGTGAAGCCCAGATACTGACCCTTGCTGCCGGACACCTCCACCCCGTCGCCCTTGGGGCCTTGGGGGCCGGTGTCACCCTTGTCGCCCTTCTCGCCCTTCAGCGCCGCCAGCTGTGCCGCCGTGAAGTCCGCGTAGGTGAAGGCGTCGCCCTTTTCGCCGGGGTCACCCTTGGGGCCTTGCGCGCCCGTGTCGCCCTTCGCGCCGGGAGCACCATCGGCTCCGGCAGGGCCGCTGTCGCCCTTCGGGCCTTGGGGGCCAGTCTCTCCTTGTGGCCCCTGTGGGCCTTGTGCGCCGGTATCACCCTTCGCGCCAGCGGGGCCGGTATCTCCCTTGGGGCCTTTCTCTCCGCGCGGGCCGATTATCGCCCGGATCGGCACATATTTCTGTTGGTCGTCATCCCAGACATTTACGATCGGTATTGTCATTCACTGCCCTCCTCACTCCATTTTCCTACCGTCAGGATTGCAGCAAAGACAAACCCTGTCATTGCCGATACCGGAATAATTAACAGTAACCACCATGGATTCATGCTTTTATCCTCCTTTCACTGCCGCACACCATAGATTTCAACAACCGTACCGGCGTAGAGGTCAGCGCTTAATGTTGTTTCGACAATGAGCTTCCATATGCCGGTGCCAAAACGGTAATCAGACGAAATAATCGTGGGAAAACCACTCAAATGCCCACGATTCGACGTTACATCTGACATTTGTGTGACGTACAGTCCATAATGGCTCTCTGTCAGTACAGTCAAAATATTTGTGTACTGGTTGAGTTTAAATGTGCGGAACGCGTCAATTGGCTCGGTTGTGTTCGGTTTATCTACGAACATGCTGACACGGAAATTTGTTACACTCGATTCTGCCTTACTTGTGGGAAACGTTACCCGAAGCGCCATACTGTGGAAATTATAGGCGGTGCCGTCCGGCTCCGCCGTCCGCTCGATAATATTCGTGTCCTCCGCTATTGTAATCGTCTCGATCAGTTCAAACCTGCTGTCACCGGGCAGCGGCGTGTTTTCCCCCTCCGGATTCACCCACACCGGATGGCTTTCGTCCGTCGGCTCCGTAGTGCTGACGACTATACCCGCCGCACCCCGTGCGCCTTGGCTGCCCTGTGGGCCTTTCTCGCCTTGCGGCCCTTGCGGGCCGGCAGGGCCGGTGTCGCCCTTCGGGCCTTGGGGGCCTGTATCACCTTTTGCACCGGCAGGGCCGGTATCGCCCTTGGGGCCTTTCAGCGCACCCACGTTCACCCATGCCGCCTTGTCCACGTCCCACTGATACACGGTGTTGCTGTCCGCCGTACCCACGAACCATGCGTCACCGGCGCTTCCTGTAGGGTGGGCTGCCTGCAAAGCCGCCAGCGTGGCATACAGTCCCTTTACCGTGTAGCTGTCGCCCGGAGCGCCAGTATCGCCCTTGGGCCCTGTGGGGCCTTGCGCGCCTGTCTCACCCTGTGGGCCTGTCTCACCCTGCGGGCCTCGCGGGCCTTCCGGGCCAGTTTCACCCTTTGGCCCCTGTGCGCCTGTTTCGCCCTTGGGGCCAGCGGAGCCTTGTTCGCCCTGTGCTCCCTTGTCGCCTTTTTCACCTTTCAGCGCCGCCAGCTGTGCCACTGTAAAGTCTGCGTAAGTAAAGGCGTCGCCCTTCTCACCTTTTTCACCCCGTGCGCCCGCGTCGCCCTTCGGCCCCCTTGCTCCGGTGTCGCCCTTCGCGCCCTGTGGGCCAGCGGGGCCGGTGTCGCCTTTGTCACCCTTGAATTTACCCGCGTCCGCGTCGTCCCGGACGCCCTTGGCGATGTTCCGGGCCTCCTGCGCCTGCGCCAGTATCTGCTCACCGTAGCTGGCCGGCACCTCCGGCAGCGCCTCGCCGGACACCGCGCCGCTCTCGTCCACCATGAACCGCACCTGCGTGGTGGTGATCCGCTGCGTCGTCTCGCCCACGGCCTTTGTCCCAACCAGATGCACGATCCACTCGCCCGCCGCCAGATTCAGATGATCCTCCGGCGAAATCGCGTCGTCCGTCAGCAGCACGCTGTACGTCTTTCCTGTTCCTTCAAACACTGCCGTCTTGGCCGCGCCGTCCCAGTCCTCTGTCTGAAACACGAACCGCGCCGCCAGATAGTCAATGGTGTTGGACGCCACCACGGCGCTCTCCATCCGCAGCCGCTGCCCGTATACATAGAACGTCATCATGTCTCTCACCCCTTTTTACATAAGAGCATAACAGAAGCGGCGGTGGAAACTCTATCCCACCGCCGCTTTGCTCTTGTCAATGCCAGGGCGCATCCGTGCAAAGCAAAAGAATCGTTGCACATTGGCAAAATTCAGTAAATCAGTTATAAATGTTTGTGCTGTAATCACAAAATCTATGCGCTATTTTTGGCTATTCTGATGTTTACAATTACAAGCAATATTGCGTATAATAATAACGCAGGGAAACCTGCCAGAATTGAAAATGACGCCCGTCATCTTCGTCTGTCGCCTGCCGCGTGTCGCCAGCGGCATAAAAAAGTGCGACTTGCTTACGACGGCCGCTTGCCTGCGTGCGGGGTATAAGTTGCAGGCATGAACCACCAGAAAGGCCTTCTGCAATATTGCGGAGGGCCTTTTCTCTAAAGAGGAGTTGTCGAATCATGACAGACCTGATTCTCTACGGCTTATATTCGATAAAAGATTCCTATTTTTCGGATTTTAAGCGTCCTTACTGGATGGACAACAAAAATGAGGGACGCCCGTATTATTACTTACTTCAAGATTCAGATGGCGTACATTGGGTCATACCGTTAAGTTCGCAAGTTGAAAACTATGAGCGGAAGATTGTCCGCGAAGAAGCAAAACGAGGGGCAGGCAACTGCATCTATTATCATATTGGAAAAATCGCATCAGCAAAGAGAGTGTTCCTGATTGGAGATATGTTTCCGGTAAGCGTCGGTTACATAAAGAAGCCTTATACCATCGGGTCAGTCCATTACATTGTCAGGAACGCCTCTTTAAACAAAGCTGTCTATAGTAAGGCTATGCGCTATCTGAAGCTTGTTTCGACAGGGAAAATGCACAGCAGGAACGATATCATGGGAATTAAACGGACGTTGCTAAAGCCAAAAGAGAAATAAAGAAGAGGGGCTTACGGCCCCTCTTCTTCACTTCTCCACCGTTTTGGTAATCGCCGCTTTTACGACACCGCCGCCCTTCAGGGCTTCCTTCACCCACTTGGTCGGCTCGTAGCTGCTGACCACCTCGGCCTTTGCCACCTCGTTGGCGGCGCTGTAAATGCGGGCAATGCAGTCCGCTTTCTCTTCGTCGGACATACTCCGGTATGTGGCATTTTGCGTCAGTTCCGTCAGCCACTTGTACGCCTCGCCGCCCTTCTTCTGGGCGTATGTCACATATTGCTCACCTGTCAGGTTGATCTCCTGATTGTCTGCATTGAAGTATTTTTTTGCCCGCGAGGGGAATACATTCTCTCCCGTGACCTCATAAAGCCGCAGCAGCTCCTGCTCCATATCGCTCATGTCCACTGTGGAGGTGTACGCCGGGTTCAGGAAGTTGTTAAAGGCCCGCGTCCCCACGTCGCCCGTACTCTCCGTCCGGCCCCATGCGTCGATATAGGGAATCTGGCTGTAATCCCAGATGGGGATTTTGGCGCTGGCCCGTCCCAGCGCATACTGCACGTTGTTGGTCAGCTTGGAGTTCTTGCTGGTGAACGTGGTGTACCGCAGCCCCTCGCCCGTGCGCTCTGCCTGTCCCAGAATGGTGGGAATGCCCTGTGATACATAGCTGGTGGCTGCGTTAACCAGTGCCGTGGGCAGCCCCGGCAGTCCGTTGCTGCTGGCATACCCCACAGAATCGAACACATCGTTCAGACTTTGCAGGCAGCTCATTTCCAGCATCGGCTCCGACACCTGTGATATCGCCGTCAGCCAGTCCGCCATCGTGGCAGGCTTATCCCCGCCGTCCGTCAGTTCCCACAGGTTCACGCCCACAAAGAACGGCAGACACTCCGGCGCCAGCCAGTCCAGCGTCACGCTGGTGCCGTTGGGCAGCTCCAGCGCATACGCCTGATGCCCCGCCAGCTCCATGAAGTCGTTTTTCTTGTCGTCATCGTCGCCGTGACCTCGTACAAGGCCCTGTGCCGCCCAGAAGAGCCCCAGCGCCAGCAATCCCGTACCCGTCAGGCCCGCCGAAATGGCGTCAATGGCTTCCGCCGCCGTTTTCGTACCCTTCTGCACATCGAAAATGGCCTGCTTGAAGCCGTTCAGCAGTCCGATGGGGCTGTATTCCACGCCCCGCGCCAGAATGTTGGCCGGTGTCTTGCGGAACGGCAGAATACCCTCCATCACCGTGGCGATCGTCCGCTTCGCGCCGTTCTTGCTGTTTCGGCCCATGCGGCCCAGTTCGCTGATAGCCTGCGAAAAGGCGTTGGTGTCCCGGTAGGTGGCTTTCTGCGCTTCCTTGATGGCGTATTCCCGCGCCTTTACCACCTTGTCGCCGCCCTTGGCGATCATCTCCGCCGTGATGCCGTTGGCCTTGCAGTACTGGGCCATGGCGTAGGCATAGTGGGGCTTGGAGAACCATGCGTCCTCCTTGTCCAGCGCCCTGCTGTTGGCCTTCCGCGCCGCCTCAAGGGGCTTGGCGACCTGTTTCAGCACCGGTTTTTTGCTTTGGAAGATCACCCGCCCCTCTTCAATATACTTGTTGGCGTTGGCAAAATCACTGTACTTGCCGCCGCCCATGGCCACGTCCGCCACCTTGGCGTAATCCTGCGCCGCCGCTTGCAGCAGCGCCTTGCCGCCCTTGCCGGTCACAAATTCCTTGCTGCGTTCCATCTTCCCGCCGGACAGTCGGTATACCGCCTTTTCAATGCCCGTCGCCACCACGTTCTTGGCTGCCACCACCGGAACAAATCCGGCGTTGCCCACCACGTTCCGTACATGGGTGCGGACATTGCCCAGCATGGCCAGATACCGCCATGCGTTCCACTTATCCTTGAAGCGGGAGGGCATCTGCTTGCCGATATCCCGGTAGATGTTTGCCAGCACCGCGTCCCGCTCCGCCTGATCGGCGGCTTTCATGAACTGCTCCGCCAGCGTCTGGTCGATCTTCAGCTTCGGGGCCTTGTCGTCGCCGTATTCCTCGTTCAGCTGTGTTTGCAGGTTCGCAATGCTGCGCTGTGCCTGATAAAGCTGCGTCTCCGGCGACACCTGCTTCAGAATCCGGGTGGCCTGCAAAGCCTGCGCCGCGCTCCGCTGGTGCTGCACCATGTCGGAAAGCACGTCCAGCGCCGTCTCCGTGTCGCCGCTGTTGGCCGCGTTGTTATAGAGCGCCCAGCCCATGGCCGTGTTCTTCTTGGACACGTTGCCGGCTTTCATGGCCGACTTCCAGTCAGTCAGCGCCTGCGCCCAGCCCACGCGCTTGATCTCGCCGTCAGCGTCGGCAATGGCCGCCTTGTCGGAATACACCTCATAGGAGTACTTGCCCTCCAGCGCCAGCGTCTCGATATCCGGCACCATCTCCTCCGGCGTGGCCTTGGCCTCCAGTACCGTCCGCACCGTCTGGGAGATTTTTTCGTCCTCGCCGCTCTTCTTGGGCAGCTGAATATCCCGCGCCGCCTTTTCGCCCTTGCGCATCGTGCCGTACAGACCGCGATACCCGCCCAGAAGCTCCTCCACCTTGCCCAGATAGGTGCGCTCCTGCTGCTGGAGCATGGCCCGTTCCCGCCCCAGCAGCTCTTGCAGGCTGCGGTTGCCTTCAAGGTCTTTCAGCTTGTTTTCCACAATGGCCACGCGGTTGGTGTCCTTGGTGATCTCGTCCTTCAGATACGAAATCCGCTTGGCGTTTTTCTTCCCATCAGCGAGGGAAAGTCCCGTTAGTTCCGCCCGGTTGGCCGACAGGCGGGCTTCATAGCCCTCCAGCCGTCCCACCGCGTCCCGGTACTCGGCAAGGCGCTTGCGCTCCCATTCGGTCTTGGCAGACCCCTCCGCCGCCGACAGCAGGATTTCCCGGTCAGTTGTGCCGCGCTGCCGGTATGCGGCGTATTTGGTCAGCTCCTTCACCTCGCGCTCCAGCTCCGTGGCGGATTTCAGCTGATAGCGAATATTGTTACTTTCTCTGAATTGCTTGACTTCCTTCTGGAACTGTGCTAAATTCTTCTTGAGGGATGCATCTGTTATGTCCCCCAGTCCTACTGACTGGGCTACCTCTGACAGGCTGCTTCTCTCTTTTTTGTTGAAGTCAATAACCGTTCCCTCGTTGATGGCGCGCTTAATCACATCGGCCCAGCCATATCGGCCGCCTTCTTCAAAGAAATTCCGCTCTGCGATGGTCAGGACAACGTGCGGCCGTGTTTCTCGGTTTTCGGGGGAGATCGTTTTTCGGGAATAGAAACTCAGCACGGCATACAGCGGTGCATTGTTGTTTCCATATTCCGGCAGCATCATAATGACCGCCGGATTTCCGTCTTTTGTCTTTGTGGAAATGGTCATGGTCGGCTCGTTGATGCTCATAATGGCCCGCGTCATTTTCTCCACACCCAAATCATGGAAATGGACATTCTCGCCCTTGCGCTGCGTCGGGCGGCCATCCTGAATGGCCTGCTCCTTGCTGACCATGTTTTCATAGGCGTGGTCACGCTGGATATAAATGTCGCCACCGATTCCCAGTTTCTCACTGATATAGCGCGGCATAACGCTGACGGGGATCAGCTGGTTCTGGCGGGTGGCCTTTTCGCTCAACGCATCGTACAGCGCCGTAGAAACCGCCTGTTCGCTGAAGCTCTTCAACTGATACCGTCCCTCACCGTCGCCCTCGCGGGCGGCGGTTTTTGCTTTCTGCGCCCTGTTCTTAAATGCTTCATGCAACTCGCGCAGCTCATTTGTGTAGGCCGCGAAATCGTGAAATACTCCTGTGCCTACGCCGCTGGTAAACAACTCCGTCTTTCCAGCCGCAATGTGTCCGTATATGGTAGCGTTGAACTCGTCGTACAGCCGCCTGGGGTCTGCCGTTTCAACAGTCGTTCCCTGATGGGCCGCCACATGATCCAGCAGAATACGGGTCACAGTGTCGCTCATATTGAGCATCTCCGGTGTGCGCTCAACAAAATCCATATACGGTGCGAAATTCACCTGCCGCATGACATGAGTGATCTCATGCGCAGCAAGCATCCCGCGATTCTGTTCCGGCATCGTCTCGCGGAAATACACCTGCCCACGCACTGAAAATGCAGGGGCCGCACCCTGTCCTCTGTTTTTGTCCCACACGGCATCTGATACCACAAAACTGGGCACTTTGTAATCTACCGCTATTTTCTGTTCCTCATAGGCAACGCTGCCCTCTTTCGGAACAATGAGGCCGCCGTTTACCCATGTACGGTACGGTTTTTCTCCAAAGGCTGTGTCTCCTTCTCCGTATCGTCCAGCAGCAATAGAAAATCTTCCGCGAACGTTTTGATCGTCTCCTCGTCCGCCTGTACGCCCTTCTCCTTTGCCGCGTCCATAAGCTTCCTGGTCAGCTCGTCCTTCTCGTTCATGTAACGCGCCCTCCTTTGTCGTTCTGCTTGTAATAACCATTATAGCACGTTTTCCCGCCGCGTCATAGGCTTTCTGCCACAATGCCGCGCACTGCTCCAGTTCGGCCATGCTCTTGCCGTAGGCATCCTGTGCGGCCCTGTCCTGCGCCGTCTTGCTGCGGAACAGAGACTTCACCTTTGCGATAAAGGCTTTCAGGGCGTCCAGCAGCTTCTTGGCGGCGCTGCGGTTCTCCTTGGCGAAGTCCTCAAATAGATTGCCGTTTTCCATCATGTCGCGGGTGAAGTCGGCGGCGATCTCGCCCATGGCCTCCTCCTGCGTCAGTTTCACGCCCGCTTCCTCGGCCTTGGCCATATACGCCACCACATACGCCGCCGCGCCCTCCTCGCCGGATTCCCGTGCGCGGTAACTCATGGCATGGTCACGGTAGGCGCGATACTCCTCCGGCGCCAGCTCCTGCATGCGGTGCGTCACCTCGTGGGCCGCCACAAAGCCGAAAGCGTTGTCCGCGTCAGCGGCGATCTGAATGAGGTTGCGGCTGGAAATGTACACGCCGTTGGCCTTGCCGCCGGAGATCGTGTCCACCATCTCGATACGCACGCCCAGATTCTTGCCCAGCGTGTTCAGCAGCGCCGCCGTACCGGCCTGATCCTTGGCCATCTTCCGGGCGTGTTCGTTGTCCACAAGGCCGCTTTCGCTGCCTGCGCTGCTCACGAAGTCCAGCCCCGCCTTTTCACGGGCAAGACTGGCCGCCGCGTCGGAAAGACCCGCCTCATAGGCCGCCGTCTGTACGCTCTGGGGCAGTGCGCTGGCCGCCGCGCTCTTCACGTTGGCAGCGGATTCCCGCCGCAGGCCCGCCTGATAGAGAACGGTAAAACCCGCTTGCAGCTTGCCCTTGCTCTCCACGTCGGCGTTCTGCACCTCGGCCCACGCCTTGCCGCCGTTCTCGCCCAGCCCGTTCTGCCACGCCGCAGCCTCCCGGCCTGCGATATAGGCGATCTTCCGCTGGGTCTCGCTGAGATAGCTCAGATCCTCCTGCTGCATCACGGCCTCTTCCTTGGCTCCCGCCTTGCCGTACTCATAGGCGATCCGGTACGCCGAATCATACAGCGCCACGTCCTGCCCCTCGGCATAGGTGCTGCGGAACACCTCCGCCTGCGCCCCGTACTTGTCGGAAGCCTTTGTCAAGGCCGTGTCCTCCGCGCTTTGCTGGTCATCCAGCTGCACCCCGGCCTCCTGCAAGAACTGGCGATACCGCTCCGCTGTCAGCTCATTGCTGTGCTGCACGGCGGTCTGTACCGCCATGTTGCCGCCGCCCATCAGGCCACCGGCCAGAGCGCCCGCACCGAAGTCCACGGCGATATCCTTGATTGTCTCGCCCACGACCTTCTGCTGCGCTTCCTGATGGCTCATGCCGCCTGCCATGTAGGCATTGATCCGCTGCTCCACGTCGGCCATGTCACCGTTGATCACCTTATCCCACCACAAATTGGCAAGGTCGGTGAACATCTCCTCGCTGCCCTCGATACCGCCCTGAATGGCGGCATTTTTCAGCATTCCGGCCAGCTTCTGCTTTGCCGTGCCCGTGGGCAGCTTCATGTGGATCAGGCTTTCCAGACTTACCTTCTCAAAGAAGCTTTCCATCACGCCCGCCGCCACACCGGTGACAATGGCGTGGCTGTCGTCCAGTCCGCGATCCTTTGCCGCCACCATCGCGTCGGTGGCCGCCGCGCCGCCCAGCGTGGCCGAAGCGGCAGCAGGCGGAACGCCCAGCGCCGCCAGCGCCGCCGTGGCCGCGCTGTCCAGCATAGACGTACCCACACCATACGCAAACGCGGCCGCATCGCCGTGGTCATACTGGAGGTTTTTCGTCACCTCGCCCCGCACACCGCTGGCGTAGGCATAGGGCAGCATGGCCGGGGAATGGTAGTCCGCCGGGGTATCGGGATTCCGAAGCTTTTCCACCGCCGTGTATACCGTGCCAATGCCGCTCAGAAGGTTGGCAGGGACGGACAGCAACGTGCCGCCAATAGGCGACTTCTCGCCCTCATTCCGCGCCATCTCCTGTACCTCGGCGTACTGCTCCGCATTCTTCTCCCGCTTGGGAATATTGCGCTGATAGTTCACCAGCTGGGAAAGCTCGTCCTCCGAGAGACCGGACGCCAACAGTGTCTCCCGCGCAGCAACCTTTCGGTCATAGTCAGCCTGCGCCGCGGCGGCCGGAACACCCTCTGTGCTTGCCAGCACCTCCAGCGCGGCAGTCTGCTCCTCCGTCAGCTTGTCCAGCGCCTCGCGGCCCTTCACGTCGTATTGCAGGCTCTCCGCCTTGTTCAGATCGGCCTTCATGGCGGCATACTGCCGCTCCGCCTCCGTCGTCCGGTTGGCGTCATAGCCGCCGAAAGCACGGATGTTATAGGGCGCTTTCTCCTCCTGCGCCTTTTTTCCGGCCTTTTCCACCTCGGTGCGGTACTTGTCCAGTTCCAGCCCCAAAAGCCGCTGGTACTCCTGCTCAGACAACTCCTGCTGCGCCTTTTCGTCCGCCAGCTCCTTGGCGGTTTTCTGCCGATCTCCGGCAAAGGAGAATCCCCCCAGAAACGTACCGTAGGGAGAGACTACCTGTCTCTCCCGTTTTTTCTGCTGTGTCTCCACCGGCTCCGGCGTAATCACCATGCTGCCGGGGGAGTAGAGCTTACTCTTGCTGTCGCCGTATCTGCTGGGGTCAAACCCGGTTTCCGTGCCGCTGTCCACCCTCGTATCCGCAGCGCTGCTCCCGTAGATTTTGCTCTTCTTACTGCCGTATTTACTCGGATCAAATCCCGCCATGTGTTGACCTCCTATGTTAATACAGTTCGTTCATGATCTGTTCCGCTTGGGCGGCGGTGATCTCGCCCCGCTGCACGAACCCGTTCAGCAGGTTCGCTGTGCGGCGGGACTGCGCCCCCGCCTTTGCATAGGCCAGCGCCCTGCTGTACGCGGTGGTGTCCTTGTAGGAAGAACTCCCCGTGTTCTTGCTGCCGCCGGAACCGCCGCTGGAACTTCCTCCGCCGCTGCTCTTTGCCGCCGCAGCCGCCTGCGCCTGCGCCGCCTGCTCCTGCTGCCACCGGAACTGCTCCAGCTGCAATTGATACTGCCGGTCGGCATTCTCCTTCTCCAGCTGGTAATTTCTGTCCGTGTTGAACTGGTTCCACTGCTGGAGCCACTGGTTATACCCCCGGTCATAGGCGGTGTCCGCGTTGCCCTGGGCATAGTCACGTTCCGTCAGCCACTGGTTGTAGGCATCCCGGTACTTGCTGTACTCATCGTCTGCCAGATCACCCAGCATACCGTACTGCTGCTGCATCCGGTCGCCCTCGTCCTGATACTGCTGATAGGCCATCTGGTACAGCTCCGGCACCACATCATTCAGCTGCTGCAAATAGGCGTCGTACTGCTGCTGGCCCACCGCCTGCCCGTAGGTGCTGGCATAGCCGCCCGTCAGCGCCGCCGCCTGCCCCATGGTGTCCATCATCGCCATCCGGCCCTTTTCGGCGTACTGCTTGGCATACTGCCGGTATAGCTCGTCCTGATTGATGTCATACCGGAACTTGTCCCGGTTCACGATCCGGTCATACAGGTCTTTCAGCTGATCCTCGTAGCTGTTGGCGTAGGTGGGGGCGTTCTTCTGGGCCTCCAGCAGCGCCTTCAATGCCTCCTGATACGCCTGATCCCCCGCCGCGTCATAGGTAAGCGTCGGGGTTTTGGACGTGGTGGTGCGCGTTGTCGGCCGCACCGTGCCTGTGCTGCTGGGCACCGTACTTTTCCCGGTGGTATTGCCGCTGTTCCCATACAGCGCCCCCTGCGTGTTTTTCCCGGCAACACCGTCAACGGAAAGCCCCATGTCCTTCTGATATTTCTTCACGGCGGCGCTGGTGGACGGGCCGAACTTGCCGTCCGCGCCGCTGCTGCCCACGTCATAGCCCGCGCTCATCAGCGCGTTCTGGAGCTTGCGCACCTCCTCGCCGCTGGAGCCGATGGAAAGCTTGTTATATGTCGCCATTGGTCATCATTCTCCTTCTTCGGAATTTTTCCATTTGCCGATGCAATGGATGTGAACATCGTTGATTATCACGCTGCCGCCGTAGCTTTGCCACACACGGTAGTTCACGGCGGCAGCGGTGACAGCGCATGCCTGCGCGTTCGCGTAAGTGTTGGTCAGGGCATTGGCGGTACAGCAGACCGGCGCAGCGGCAAAAACGCCATCCGGCAGATCCACAGAAGCGTCTTTGATATTGTCCGCACTGAACACGCCGTCCTCCACCTCTTCCAGAGAAACAGCCCCTAAACTGCCGGAGTGCCACCATGCTTCCGAGATCCCGCTTGCCCACTTGCGGTATGTCCAGCTGCCGCTTTCGCCCTGCTCGATCACAACATCTTTCAGGTTGCCCGCCGAAACATTGCCGCGTATCTGCACATTTCCGTTCGCGTGGATATCCCACCACACTGCCAGCACATCATCATACTCAGCAATCTGCCCGAAAGCAGCGCCCGTTCCTCCCGCTTTCAGGTGGAAAGCCACGGATTTGGTGGGAACCATCTGCTCGTATACCGTCTCCGTACCAAGGGCGTCCGTTACCTTCAGCCTGACGATGTAGCTCTTATCATCGTTTACCTCCGTGCTGTTGACCAGTTTCGGTATGCCGCCCTGCATGGAAACGTCCGCGCCATAGGAGGAAGCACCGGACTGCTTATATGCGCCTTTCAGCTCCGCGCTGTTCTTGCCATTAAGCCCCGTGTAGTTGATCGTGCCTTTTGCGCACAGGTATCTGCCGTCATTTTTGGGCTGCATCTGGCTGTCGCTGCGGAAAACGGAAATGTCCGTGATCGTGGGCGGCGCGTAGTCCAGCAAAGTGATCGTGTGGTTTTCGGTCGTGCTGAACCCTCTGCTGTCTGTTACTCTCACAATGATAACGGCAGACGTAGCGGAGAGGATTCCCGTCTTGGCCGCATTATCCACCGCCGCCGTTGTAAAGCCGCCGTAGGTCACAGAAAACCCGCTTACCGAAGATCCGTATTTCGGAGATACCTTGGACGCGTCAAATGTGACAACGGCCTTTGAAAAGCCCTTTATCCAGTCCTCGATGCCCACAGCAGCAGGCACATTCTCCCGCGCCACCGTGTACCAGCCGCTTGATACCTCAGGCAGCGCATCGTCTGGCGGGTACAGGATCAGCGAGACGATATTTGCTCCTCTTTCATTGCCGTTATAATAGGTCGTGCAGGTGATCGCGCACGGTGTGCCCGCCGATGTGACCTTATCAATAAGACTTGTCGGCGGCGTCCATGTATAGTTCGAGGTCACATTTGTTGCAATCGTTCCCGTCTCGCCGTTACACGCATAGGTAAGCGTATGCCTGTAGCTCGTATTCTTCCTGTTGGTGTAGATGATAACGCCCGTGCCCAGCTTGGTGGACGCCGCCGAAAGCGTGGGGACAGACGCAGGCTCTGTAGCAGGCGGGACATATGTGCCGATGCTCGTCCGGTAGGACATATCCAGGTCGCCTCTGCTGCCGCCTTGCGGATGTACATTGATGGAAAGATAAATGCTGCTTGCCGTTGTCGCCCCGGATATCGGGAAAGATATCGAGTTCGACCATCGGATAGAGCCTGTGGTGTTGTTCTTCAGCAGCTTCGTCGTACCGTTTACCGTTACTTCGATCCAGTATTCATATGTCCATGTGTGGTCGGGAGCCTGTCCAAAGGAGCCGGAAACCGTCACAGTCCCTGAGTAGTATTCGCTGTCAGACGATAATCTGGAAATATCATCCGATACGCTGATGGTGATGGGAGGCTCAGTCCCCCAAACTGTTGACGCCATTACGTCCCACCTCCGATCCACTTAAATGCAAGGCCGTTACTTCCGTCAATAGCCCAGTTCCCCGCCACCTCCAGACTTCCGGCCGACATTCTGCTTGCCGTCAGCGCATTGTTGGCGAAGTAGGCCACCTCGTTGCCGTTGACGTAGAAAGACAGCTTCTGCGTCGTCCAGATGGACATGTTGTGCGACTTGTCGATGATGTCATATTCCACACCGTTGACGGTCTCTTTCAGTCCCGTCACCGTAATGTCCTGCCCGATGGCAATACCGATCAGGGGCGTAAGGCCGTCATACCCCACAATACCCTGCCGGATATAGCCGTTTGTCGTGGAAATGTAGTGGTCAACGATCTCACTGGTGGCCGTTATGTCTCTTTGGAGCGCTTCTGCCGTCTCTGTGATCTCCGCTTGTACATTCTGCTGGAAGGTTCCGAAGTCGCTGACGGCCACATAGTTGCTCTCAAGTTCGTGGGTGATCCTGTCGATCTCTTGGCGCACGAACTTGGCGTTCTTGATAATCAGGCTTTTCAGCTCGTCCTGCGTCTGGCTGATCTCCTGCTTCGCCTGCTCTGTGAGGGAACCCCCGCCCAATTCCTTGGCGGCAGCGGGGGTAAAATTCTCCACTGTCAGGCTGTTCAGGCTCATGTTTAACTCCTCCACAAGCCTGAACAGGTAGCGCCGCACAGAAACCAGCTCCTCGGCGGACTTCCCCGCCACCATGGGCGGTGTGGACAGATTCACCATTATGCGTCACTCCCCGTTTCCAGTATCTTTGCAAATGAGTATACCCGAACCTCGCCCTCGCCCTCTATCCTCAGCCGGAAGTGGTCGCAGCGCCGGGGCCGCACTGGCAGCAGAAAGCTCTTGGTGCCCACGCCCTCCATGTGGCCGCAGTGATGCCACACGCCGTCCGAATCGTACTGGATATACATATCCGCCCTTGACCCTCGCGGCAGCAGCATCCGCAGGTTGAACCGGCTCACATACTTCTGCTCCACTGTGGTATAGCCGATCAGGCCCGTCTCCGCCGCCCACTTCACCGCCGTCTCCGGCGTACCCTGACTGCCATGCAGGGCAAGCAGCTGCTTTGTCTCCGCGTCGATGGCGTACAGCTCCCCGTCCATCTGGGTAAAGCACAGCGCATGCAGATCGTCCTCTCTGTGCCACAGGCCCTTTGCCGTGTCGTAGCAGAACAGATGCCACGCGTTGGCCCCGTCCTGCATGGACAGGTAGTATTTTCCGCCGCAGCCGCCGCCCACGGCGCTGTGATAGCGTACATCTCCCAGCGCCTCCCCCACAGCAGAGGGAAAGCTTCCGTCATAGGCGCATACGCCCTCGCGGGCCTTGTAATACAGCACCTCGTTCACCACGCACAGGCTTTTGCCGCTGCCGTTCTGTACGCCGCGTCCCACCGTTTCTGTCACCTGATGGGCGCCCGCAGAGCTGATAGCGATCCGGTGGATCACATTCTCTTTGAAGAACGTGGGGTAGCCCAGATAGTTGGCCGCACCTGTCCACGCGCCGTCCGAACCCACGGATGCGGCCCACGCGTCGGTGGCGATGCCCAGAAATCGGTTCCAGTTCTTGAAATCGCCCAGTGCGCAGCAGTACAGCTCATTCACGGCCTTGCCGTCCACCATGCCGTACTTGCAGCCCCAGATACGGTTCTGGGCCTCGCACACATAGTCCATGTCCGGCACCGCCCGCTTTACCGTCACGGTGCCCTCCGTCTGCTCATAGGTCAGGTCGATCAGGCCCACCACCACGATGTAGTCCTCATCCTTGGCATAGATGATCTTCGTGCCGTTCAGCTCCTCAAATTGGGCCTGCACCACGTCGCTGTCGCCGCCATAGGCCGCGCCGCTGATCTCCACGCCGTCCCCCTCCCGGAAGGGCTTGCCGATGCCCACCGCCTGGATCTTTGTGTACACCGTCGCCACGCCGATCCACATCTCGCTGCTCTCGCTCCACATCATCAGGCTGTGGGGCGTCTGCGTGGTGTCGATCCAGTATTCGCCGCCCTTGGGCTCCTCCGGCTTGGTGGCGGACACCTTGCTCAGGGGGCTGCCGTCCGCGCCGCACAGAAGATACGTCACCGTGCCGCTGCTCGCGTAGCTCGCTTCCAGACCGCCGAAGTCCGTCAGGTCTTTTGTGTTCAGATACTTCTTATCCGGCCAGATCAGCAGGTACGCGCCCATGCTCACCAGCTGCTTTTCGCCCTCCGTCAGCGTCAGGCCCACAATCTCTGCCCCGTTGTAGTAGAGCTTCCCGCCGTCCGCCCACGCCATAGCGTCCTTGGCCAAAATCCCCTGGGGCGTCTCCATCTGCCGCACCACGCCGCGCCTTGCGCGGCTCTGCAGCAGCGGATAGCCGTCCGAGGACATATTCTTCATGTCATAAAAGGCGTTGGCCGCAATGCTCCTATTGTGGTCATAGCCTGCAAAGGTCGAGATCATCTCCCGGCTCTGCCCCTGTTCTGTCAGTGTGGGAAACTGCATTGCCGCCCCTCCTTACCAGTATTTCACGCTTGCACCCACGCTCTCGTGGGTGCGGTTGTACCAGTTGCGATACTCCCCATACGCCGTCATAAACAGCGTGATGGAGTTGTTGTACTTGCCCAACTCCCCGTTCAGCCGATCCACCTGGGCCGCCAGATACAGGGGGTACATCCTGTCATAGGGTGTCGGCGCCGTCAGCTGGGCTTCCACGTCGTCCCCCAGCACAGGGATTTTCGCCGTCTCGCCGCCCCGGTAACACCGCACGATCTCCCTTGTCACCATAGCCTCCAGCTCGTTCAGCCAGCCGATCTTATCCTCCTGGGTGAACACATTGGGCTTTTCTCTGTCCAGCGCCTCCAGCGCCTGCATGATGGTCATGCCCCATCCCTCCTTTTGAAGAAAGGGGGCGCACAGGCCCCCTCATCGTTGCTTACATGTTGCCGCCCTGCATACTCTGGCGAATGGCCTCCTGCTGGTAGAGGTATGCCGCCCGCTTCTGCTTTTCGCTCAGGCGCAGCACCTCTGCCACGCACTCCGGCACTTCCACTTCCTCACCTCTGCGGATCAGGAAGCTTCTGCCGTTCACGGCCACATACTGCTCCGTGTCGCCGTTTTCCAGCAGCGGCAGCAGCACCTTCACCATCTTCTCCTTCTTGGGCTTTTCCGCCTTCTTGGGAGGCTCCGGCGCGGTCTGAGGGATGTCCTGTGCGGTCTGTACAGTCTGGGCGATGTTCAGGTTTTCATTATCCATGTCGTTTTCCTTTCTTCTGCGGCGGGGGAGCGTATCCCCCGCCGCGCAGTATGTCAGTTGGCGTCCACGGTGCCGCTCCACTCAGCGGAAACGGATTCGATACGCACCATATTCTGCTCCAGCAGGATCTTGGCGGTAAGGATACCCTTCCAGCCCACGGTGGAGCGCTGGTTCAGGGGATCTTCACCGGCGCCGAGAGGCTTGACGATAGTCTGGAGGCCGCCGCCCGTCACCTCGGTCACACCGTAGGCATTCTTGCCCAGCACCAGCGTGGAGAACACGCCGTAGTAGGTGGCGGGATCACTGCCGCTGCCCGCGGACTTCTGGGGACAGTCGCTGTCCTTCCATACCTTGGCCTCGGTGGATTCCACGAAGCGCACACCGGCCACCTTGCCGATCTCGCCGGTAAACAGGTTCTCCGGCTGGGCATACTTGTGGGCGTCGATCCACTCAGGGTCACGCTGCAGGTCGTAGGCCACATAGGGGTGGATGATCGCCACATAGTCGCCGTTGAAGGTCGGCACGTTGTTCTTCTTCAGGGTGGCAACGGCCTTCTGGATCATCTTCACGGTCAGCTGGCTGGTGGTGTTCATGTTCTTGCGCAGCGTCACGGCGGTCTCGGTGCCGCTGGCCACGGTGGGGCAGAACAGCACGTTGTTGCCGGCAGACAGCTGATTACGCACCACGGTATCCATGGTCACGCCCGCCTGTGCGCCCAGCAGCTGGGTGGCCTCCACGATCACATTGTCAATGGCGGTCAGATCCAGCACGTCGGACACGCGCACAAAGTAACCGTACTGTGCCACGGTGGCGGTCAGGCTGGTCACGTCCAGCGCACCGCCGCTGGGGGTTACACCTTCCGTCAGGGCGGTCAGCGCCTTGGGCAGCTGGTTGAACTTGCGGAACTCGATGGTCTTACCGCTGCCCTTGGGGATGTCGCGCTTCTGGCCGAACTGGCTATGCACCAAATTGGGGCCAGCCTCACGCAGCAGCACCTTGTCATAGAAGGTTTTCATTTCCGCCGACAGGTTGTTGCCGGTGGAGTTGGAGCCGGTGGTGTTGGTCACATCAGCAAACAGCTGCATGTCCAGCGCCATCATAAAAAAGTTTTTAACGGTTTTCATAAATCTCCCTTCCGGAGAGGTCAGAAGCAGATCTTCTCGCCCCTCCTTGCACGTTGGATGAGATCATCCATATCCTTGTCGGAGAGCTTCGACACATCGCTCTTCATGGTCACACCGGCGCCCGCACCGTTTTCCGTGGGGCGCTGGCCCTGCGCCTGGATCTTGGCTGCCAGCTTCCGCTCCGTCTCCTGAGCGGTGTACTGCATGGCCTGCGGGATCAGCTGGTCGTGGTACAGGCCCCAATAGGCGCCCTCCACGCTGGCCCCGTTCATCAACGCATTGAAGAACTGCGGGTTCCCCAGCTCCTTCTCCAGATCCAGTCCCGGATACTTCTGCGCGATGGCCTGCGCCTCCTGCGACCATTTGGCGATGTTCTGCTCCATCCGCTGGCGGCTCTCCCGTTCGGCCAGCTGCTCCTTCAGCTGCTGGTTCTCCCGCTCCGTCTTGCGGATGGCTTTCACCTGATCCACGCTGATGCCCAGACGCTCCGCCTCCTCCTGATAGAAGGCGTTGTCCTCCTCGATGGCAGCAGACAGCGCCTTGATATCGGCAGCGTCCACGCCATAGCGCTGGGACAGCATCTGCATCACCGGCTGCATGGCGCGGAATTTCTCCGCGTCAGCACTGGGGCCTTTCAGGCGCCGCGTCACCGTGTCCTGTACCCGCTTGGCATACACGTCCTTGAACTCGCCCTTGATAAGCGCGTCAAATTCCTTGCCAAGATCTCTTGCAGGCTCTGCCTGCTGCTGCGCCCCGGCGTCGGGTGCGTTCTGTTCAGCCTGCTGGCCAGTACCAGCCGCCGCGCCCGTGGTGCCCGCTGCTGTGCCGCCGTCCCCTTCTGCGAACAGCTGGAGACCGAGCCAACGGTACATATTTTTCATGGTATCCTCCTGCCCGTAGGTGGGCGAAACCGTAATCTGCCCGTCAGGTGGGCGAATCCATCATTAAGGCTCACGCCTGAATGTCACATACTCCGGATAATGGTGCGCCAGCAGCGCAAATCCCGTCGCCACCGTCCGCAGCGCCACAGCCGCCTCCCCCGCCGCGTCCTGCCGGGGGCACAGCGTCACCGTGGCGTCGCCCCTGTCCACGTCTGTCCGTGGCTTTTTGCGGAGCTTCCCCTGCTCATAGAGGTCAAGGGCCGTCTGCGCCGCCGTATAGCACAGGATGGTGGCCGCCGCGCATACCACGTCATGCCCCACGTCGGCCTGTCCCGCGTGGCCGGTCATCCGCAGCACATAGGTGCCGCCGCACCGTGAAAATTCTACCCGCACCATGGCTTACACCGGCGCGGCACGGTCTGCCGCTTCCTTTCTGGCGTTGGCGGTCACGCTGCTCTCGCCGCCGCTGTTGCCGGTATCGGGAACGCTGCCCGGCATGGGCTGCTGTGTACCCTGCGCACCGCCCAGCAGCTGCATGGCGTAGTTGGTGCCCAGCTTCATATCCACCAGCTGGGCCATAGCCACCGCCTGCTGCTGGGCCATCATCAGACGCTGATACAGCGTCCCGTTGGTGCTGATACGCTGCATGATCTGCTCCTTGCCGTCAAAATCCATCATCTCCAGACACGCCAGCGCCTGATCCGTCAGCTGCGGATTGAAGAACCCTGCCCCGAAGAATTGCAGCGCCAGCTCATTCTGGGATAGCTTGCTGTAGGGGCTGGCCTTTTCCGCCGTGATCTCAATGTCGAACACCGGCCGCCGGTATCCCATGTCCACGCCCATCTCCATGCCCTGATACACAGGCTTGATTCCGGCGTTGGTGTAGCTGACGAAATCCTCCCGACCGTTCTCGCCCAGAATACGGAACTGACGGGGCAGGTCATAGAACTGGCGGATCAGCTCCACCACCAGCTCCACCACCTCACGGAAGGCACGGTAGGCCGCCTTATTGCCGTCCCGGCTCAGCTTGCTGCCCGCCTCCTGCATGGCCGCAATGGCGCTGGCCGCCGTCACGCCGGAGGTAGAGCCGCCGGTGGACACATCCCGGTTGCCGGTGGTCTCCTTCAGCTCGTCCACCTTTCTGTCCAGCACGTTCAGATAGATGCTGTTGAGCACCTTGCCCACCACCGGCAGGATGCTGTCCTGCCCCAGATTGCCGTCGGTATGTACGAAATCCTTCGTCATGTCGGCGTACTCCTGCTCGTTCACAGAGCCGTCGGAGCGGACGAAGTACCGGGGCTTGGCATTGGACAGCATGTTCTGCATCACCGCCTGATCCCCGCGGTCGATGTACTCCTGGGCACCCTTGCCAATGTCAATATAGCCAAAGCCGCAGGGCGTTCCCTTCACGCGGAACATGGGGTCGAACACGAAGGGATATTTCCCGTGGTCATACCAGCCCTCGCCGTTCTCGTTCTCCGTGGCGTACAGCACCGTTTCCCCCACGAATTTGCAGTAGTGCAGCACTGTCTTTTTGTCCTGCTTCTTCTTGTAATACCTTCTTTCTTGTGAACATTGAAAACTGCATATCCGGCGACTGATAACGTCAGCCAACGGGCCCCTGACGAAGGGGAAAAGCGATGCGGCGGGTGCGCCAAGACCCACCTGTGCGGAAAACTCCGCATAAAAGACGGCCTACTAAGGTGGCCGAGCGATACCCACCCAGCCCAAAGCAGCTTTGGCAAGCTGTCTCGCAATGACACCGTTGACCTGTACTCACTGTCCAGCCACAGACTCAAGCAATGGGGGCAGCTCGGAGAGATCCTCGGAGGGGTGAGATTCCCGGAGGGTGGTGCCAGCCACTGGTCAGTTTAGCCGCCCACGATCCGGGGAGTAGTGTCGAATAGGATCATTAGTAAGTAAGAACACAAATGCGGCGGGAGCCGAGCCATGCCATGGGAAAGCAATATTCTTCCAATCAATGGACGGCTCCCGTCTTTTTGATGATAGAAATGTGAGGACAAAACTTGTCCTTAGATTCCTATCATCTGCAATTTTGAAAAGTGACGACAATTTCGACAAAATTATATTGAAAAGTTGCTCCTTGCGGTGTATTATCTTCTTGAAAAGTCATTACAAGGAGGAGCGACGATGCTGTTTCGGAAAATCGAATCTCTTATTGAAGACCATCTGCAAAGCGATTCAAAGAAAATCCTTCTGATAGACGGTGCGCGTC